CACTCTTAACTACTTACGCAAAAGGTATGCAGGGTCATGAGCGCATTAAAGAAACAAGAGGGTGGCAAACATTACGTTATGCCTATCCAGCCAATTGAATACATAACTAAAAACAAGCTGCCATACATTGAAGGCAACATAATCAAGTACGCAACACGCCACAGAAACAAGAACGGTGCTGAGGATATCAAAAAGATTATCCACTACTGTGAGTTACTGTTGGAGTTAGAGTACGGGGCAAAATAGGGTATAATCGGGCTTATGATTAGAGTTACTATTGATGATGACATTCATGAAGCCGACATAGAGTTGATTAACGACTTTGCTTTGGCTATCTGTGAGCGCGATGCAACCTTACTGGATGAGGTGCTATACTTAGCTAAGCAGCGGTTAGAAACAACCTATGAAGAGTATGACGTTAACCTATGAGACCTAGTAAATACACAACTGACTTAGGCGATGACATTTGCAGACGTTTAGCAGCTGGTGAGAGTGCAAGACAAATCTGTAGGGATGATGCTATGCCTGCTATGAGTACCTTAATGAAGTGGCTTACTGATAGTGACAAAGTGACCTTTTCGGAGCAGTACGCGCGCGCAAGGGATTGTCAGGCTGATTACTACGCAGATCAGATTGTAGATATTGCTGATGAGCTGTCAGAGGTAGCAGAGGCAAGTGAGCTAGCTAGAGCTAAGTTACAGATAGATTCACGCAAGTGGAAGGTAGCTAGAATGTCACCACGCAAGTATGGTGATAAGCAGCAGATAGACCATACATCTTCAGACGATGCCTTTAAGCCGACAGTTATCAAACTGGTAGCGCAGTCAAATGAGTCAGACTGATACAGTAGAGATTAATCTACCACCTAAGATTGTTGATCTGTTTGAGGGTGAAGCCAGATACCGATGTGCATATGGTGGTCGTGGCTCAGCTAAGACAAGATCATTCGCATTGATGACAGCAGTACGTGGTTACCAATGGGGCATGGAAGGAAAGCAGGGTCAGATACTCTGTGCAAGGGAACACCTTAACTCACTCGATGAATCATCCCTAGAAGAGGTCAAAAGCGCCATTAGAGGCGTTAAATTCCTTTCTGACTACTATGAGCTAGGTGAGAAGTACATACGCTCTAAAGACGGTAGAATCAATTACGTGTTCGCTGGCCTCAGACGCAACCTAGACTCAATCAAATCTAAAGCACGTATCATCCTATGCTGGGTAGATGAAGCAGAAGGTGTGTCCGATAGTGCATGGCAGAAGCTAATCCCAACTGTACGTGAAGACGACTCTGAGATATGGGTTACGTGGAATCCAGAGACAAAGCACTCAGCTACGCACAGAAGGTTCAGGGTGCATCCACCAACTGATATGAAGATCGCTGAGATTAACTGGCGTGATAACCCTTTCTTCCCGAAGGTGCTAGAGAATGAGCGCCTAGAAGACAAGAAGAATAGACCTGACCTGTATGACCATATCTGGGAAGGGCAGATGCTCATCCACGCAGAGGGTGCATACTTTGCAGTAGAGATGCGTGAAGCTACACATAATGAACGTATTACCAATGTGCCATACGACCGATCTCTTGGCGTTGTAACGGCTTGGGATTTAGGGGTAGGCGATAGTACCTCTATCTGGTTTGCACAGATGGTAGGGGCTGAGGTGCGCCTTATAGACTACTATGAAAGCAGCGGTGTAGGTTTAGACCATTACGCTAGAGTGTTAGGTGAGAAGGGCTACGTATACGACCAGCACATACTACCTCATGATGTTAGGGTCAGGGAGCTAGGCACTGGTAGATCACGGTTAGAGACATTAGATGGTTTGGGGGTGAGGCCAGTACATATTGCCCCGCAGTTAAATGTTGATGATGGGATCCAAGCTGTCAGGTCATTGATACCACGCTGCTGGTTCGACAAGGACAAGTGTGAGCGAGGTGTAGATGCTTTACGTCAGTACAGGCGTGAATACGATGAGAAAGGTATGACATGGCGCAGCAGGCCATTACACGACTGGACAAGCCACTGTGCCGATGCAATGAGGTATCTAGCTATAGGTTACAAGGAAAAAACCAACTGGGGTGAGCCTATTAGACGAAACCTTCAGGGAATCGTTTAAAAGTGGTATAATCAGCCGTTAATGAACAGGGGTGTTTTATGAGTCTATTTGGTTTAGGTAAGCGTGGTGAGCAACTAGCAAAAGGGTTAGTTGACCTGATAGATAAGCCAACATCTGCCAAAGAATATATCCAGCAAGGCACAAACCCTGATTTCCTAGTCAAGCAAGGCTTATTAGCGCCAGAACAAATCAACAACATCAGAGCAGTACAAGGCGCACAAAATCGTTACCTTAAAAATTCCATCCAGTCGCCAGAGTTTATGATGCGCGAAATGGGATTTCAAAATAACCCTACTGTAACAACTCAATTACCGCAGCCACCACGTAACATTATCATGCCAGAAGACCTTGAGGGGATGGTGCTGAAGTCACATCTTGGTGATAGAACGGTTACAGATAAAACAATTGAAAGCATAGGTGGAGTTGATCTGCCTGTACCAGTACAAAGCAGGGGCGGTGTCGGCTATGGAAGCAGCCCACTGACACCTAAGCCTAATTACTGGGGGTCTAATTTAGGTGCGGCAAGATCGCTGCAAAACGCAGCAGAAGGGCTTGAGGAGATGTTTGATAAGCCAGTAGCAGGTGTATATTCTGCTATGGGAAGAGATGGCAACTTCTTTAACCAAGCATTTGCTGATGCCCTGCAGCAACAAGTAGATGCTCTAGACCTGCCGCAAGAGGCTATAGACCATTTTGATAATTCTATAAGAACGCAGCATGGCAAAAAAGACTGGGTAGGGCTGAGGCATCCAGATGCACGCAAACAGCTATTAGGCACAGACGGTTACGCACAGAAAGGCGCTGGCAATCTGCGTAGTGCATATGTAATTCAAATGGATAAGGCTGGTTATAAGAATCAAGGCTTTCCTTTAGTGCAGCCGCTAATGAATGAGCTAATAGAGCCAGAGCTAGCCAATGTAAATGTGGGGGACTCTGGTTTTATCATGGGGCAAATTGGTAAAGACTTTGGATTGTCGCCAAATGCAAATCATCCCTCATACACTACTGGCATAATGGGGAGAGAGATAGGCGGCACACCAGTCAGCCTGCCAAGTAGGGTTATGTATCCTGACGCTTACAAGATATTAGACCAATCATTAACTGTAGCTGGTGAAAAATACACTGCTTCACAAATGATCAATGCACTGGCGGTCAGGCACGATATGTACCAGATAGCAACGCCAGAATGGGTTGATAAAGCATCTGAATGGATAAGAAAAAATCCCAAAGGGACAGCTCAAGCTCTTATGATTGCAGTAGGTACGCCAATAGCTTTAGGGTCGTCAGAAGAAACTGAAGCGTCAGGGTTAGTTAGTGCAGTGCCAGCTATTGCTAGAAAGCTACTAGATGATCCTAATGCGCCTAAGAAAAACACACCGCAGGGCTGGGCAAACTATCTCAAGAACAATGGCGCTAAACCAAATGAGATTGAGAAGTACAATCTAGACCTGATTGACAGTAAGCGACCACTAGGCAAGGAAGAGGTTTCACAATACCTGTTAGACAATGAATATAAGTTTGGCAGATCACTTCACACTGAGCAGCCTAACCAGTTAGATGTAGATGTAATGCGCGAGCAGAACAAAGATTATTTTGATGAGAAAATGTCAACATATGGCGCAACAACAGCAGACGTTAATGAAGAGATTGGCTTTTTGCTAGATGAGAAGCAACCAAATTTCCGTACTGACAGATCATCTGGTGATATTACTAACTATAGGAATCAAGTCCTAACAGACCCCAGTGGCGAACAGATCGACAAATATATAGGCATGAACACACAGAGATCAACGCAGCTTAGTGGTGAGTTAATCGAGCTAAACAACGCCATAGATAATGAATCATTCATCTTAGACAATGTTGACGGCAACCTAGTTAAAGTGCCAATGGAAGAGATGATAGCAAGACGCACAAAATTACAAACAGATAAAGCTCGCCTAGAGTTGCTACGCAATCAAGCTGAGAACAGGTTATTTGTGGAGTCGTCACACTTCACAGAACCTAATGCTATCGGACACGTTAGAACGACTGACCGTGCTAATAGTTTCGATCCACGTACTGGCAAGAAGACAGAGTACAGGCTAATGGAAGAGGTGCAGTCAGATTGGGTGCAGCGTGCTGAAAACCCTGATTATGGCGTTAAAGACATTGAAGCTATGGACAACCTGTATGACGCTATGTATGAGAGCAAGGTTAACCAGTACAAGGCTATGGCAAATGCGTCACCTGATGAGATAGAAGGCATATTTAATGATTATTTAGCTGAGCAGGCAGATATCAGTAGACGCTTAGATAGCATGAACAGAAGCAAAGAGGGGCTTGCATTAGTGCCGCAGCCGCCAGTAGCTAAGCCGCACATACCATTAATTAACCAAACAATCATTGATGCTGTTGACGACAACATGGATGGTGTAGGTATTGTCACAGGCGATACACAACTTGCAGCAAAGGATCAATTCCAGTTTATTAATGATATCAGCTGGAAGTCAGTAAAGTCAGATGGTGATGCGACTGAAATTTTATTCGACTTCAGTGGTATTACTAATCGACAAGGCGATGTTGGCACAGTGCATCAACAGCTAAGCATGGATATCAAAAAAGACCTCGAAGCGTTTAGAACTATGATGCCTAAAGGTGCTGCTGACCAGATAATTAATGATGTTAAAGCAGCCGTGGAAAGAGGTGATGACAATGGCGTGATGTCTAACTTCAATACACAGGTAGAAGGCAAGAAGCTAAGACCATACTATAACAAGACCCTACGCAAGCACTTAGAGCAGATAGGCAAGCAGTATGGCGTTAAAGTAGAGAGGCGCGCTAATACTGACGAGTATCGCATAGATGATCTAGATGATGGTGATTATGCTGTAGTGCGTGATGGGGATGTAATTGAAGAGTTTAATGACATTGATGAGGCTAAGCAATACCTGTCTAAACAACAGATGGGTGCTGATGACCACTTCTACCTGCCTTTCACTGATAAAATGAAAGCTGATGTCAAAAAGAATGGCTTAAAAATGTTTTCTGCATTCGGCTTAACGCCAGTCGCAATAGACGCTATGAGGTCTAATGTAAGCGCAGAAGATGAAAGAATGCGTGTAGTCTATGATGACACAGATACGCAGCGAGAAGAGAACAGAGCAGCCATTGAAGATATGCTAGCGAGAGACTCTAAGACGCGCAGAAGGGAAGAGCTAGGTGATACGTTAACTGGCTTGCTAGATGCGCCCAGAACGGCATTAAACCTTGCTGGTGACGCAGTTACTGGCTTGGTTAGTGATGCTGCAACAATCCCATCTTTGTTTGTTAGTGCATATGAAAAAGCCACGCCTACTGAAGCTGATGCAGGTATGGGGCAAAGATATGGCGACAAAATGAAGCA